CACGTTATGAGCGAGATGCGCCTTGAACTCAAAGACGTTGAAGAACAACTATCTGACACTTTTCTACCAGTGGCGCGAGACGTATTGCGTGCCAATGGCAAAGACTTTGGTACTGCTCAATTCGCAGAAGGCAACCAAAGGCTCAAGGTCACTGTGGGCAAGAAAGTAACATGGGACCAAGAGAAACTGCGTGACACGCTTAACCACATGTCACCAGAAAACGCGCAACACTATGGCAAGCTGACGTTCGCCGTAGAAGAGCGCAAATTCACCGCGGCTCCTCCTGCAATCAAGGATGAGCTTGAAGAGTGCCGTACAGTGGAAATCGGCAGAATTACAGTAGAGGAAGTGGAATAATGGGTATCTTCGAACTATTGGAACTAAATCACGAAAGGATGATTAACGCGGCTAATCCGCTTGATCGTAAGCAGGTTCAATTCAACGCAGAAATCAATGCTGAAGAAATGAAGCAACTGATTGATCTGAACTACAAGGGAAACCGCGATCTTAATCGCCAAACTTTCCGTAAGTACGTCAGAGCCATGAACCTTAACCGTTGGGTGTTAAACCCAGAGTCTTTGGTTTTTGCAAAAGAGAACGGCTCATGGGTTCTTATCAATGGAAACCACAGGGGTAATGCTCAAGTAGAAACTGGCAAAGCCAATGCGTATTCTGTTTTTATTGTGCAATCCACAGATGTTTACAAAACTTTGGATCAAGGAAAAATTAGAACGGCAGCAGATATTATTGGGGTGCATACAAAAATCATTATGCCGATCCAATATTTATTGCGATCTGCATCGTTCATCTCTCACCCAATGTCTGACGATGTTCAAAATGTATTGCAAAGTCGTATTGGTGAGCTTCTGAGTGAGGTTGAATATGATATTAAGCCGCCTCGCAAAGCAGGTAGTGTTTGGAAACAAACTGGTTTTAAAGCTGCATATGTCATGGCTATCATGACGAACAGGGTAAGCTACGAAAAGGCATATGATATTTACGAAACTATCGTGAATAATGAAATCAAAGAATGGCCTGATGTGTTTTTGCTCCTGTACCGTCAGGTTATGGAAAAATCTATTACCATTAACAGCAATGGCAGAAGCCTAGACAACGACTTTTTTATGCGCGGTGTCTTTGCGTTCGAAAACCATGAAGCGTCAACAGATAGATTGGCAATTCACAATAGTTTTAGAAAGTCTGTTAAAGAAGACGTTTTTGAAATTATGAAAAACTTCATCCCTCAAGAAGAAAGGGAGGCCGCATAAATGGCTTTACAAATTATCACAGCCGATCAGCGGCTCGCTGAGAAAAAAGGTCACAAGATCGTGGTCTGTGGTGCAAGTGGTGTGGGTAAAACCACACTGGCTCGCACGCTTAACCCAGCGACTACGCTGTTCATGGATTTGGAAGCTGGCGATGCAGCTATCGAAAACTTCCCTATCGACGTTGTACGGCCTCGTACATGGGCTGAGTGCCGCGATCTAGCATGCTTCTTAGGTGGGCCAAACCCATCCCTGTCAGAAGATCAACCCTACAGCCAAGCGCATTACGAATATGTCGCGCAAGTATATGGCGATACGGAAGAGATTTGGCAGAAGTACGAAACGCTGTTTGTGGACTCAATCACAGTGGCAGGACGCTTGTGCTTCCAGTGGTGCTTACAGCAACCAGACTCACGCTCTGAGCGGTCTGGCAAACTAGATACGCGTGCAGCTTACGGAATGCACGGGCGCGAAATGATGGCGTGGCTAACCCACATCCAGCACATCCGCGAAAAGAATGTGATCTTCGTTGGTATCCTCGACGAAATCACTGACGATTATGGACGCAAGCAATATGGCCTCCAAATCGAAGGCAGCAAGACAGGGCGTGAATTGCCCGGAATTGTTGATGAAGTAATCACAATGGCAGTATTGTCAGGTGATCACGGTCAATACCGTGCATTCGTGTGTCAACCTCTAAACGAATGGGGCTACCCAGCTAAAGATCGTTCTGGTAGGCTTGATACACTTGAAGAGCCGCATCTTGGAAAGCTCATGGAAAAAATGAGCAGCGGTGATTCGCAAGCCGACAGGGAATTAACCTTTGTCGATCCTACAACTCAAACTTCTAGCGAAGGGGAAGCATAATGCTTAACTTAAATAATGTTCCACAAGACCAAAACCCAACTCAAGAGTTTTCTCTTATTCCAAAAGGCACCGTTGTACGCGCTGTAATCGTCGTGCAGATGGGGGATATTGAAATCCCAGAGTTTGGTCAGGGGTCTTTTTTCAAAAAGTCTATGAGCACTTCTGCGAAATGGGCAAACCTAGAGTTCACTATCATTGGTGGTCAGTTTGATCGTCGCAAGTTTTGGCACAGCATCTTTGTGGATGGTGACAAAATGGGTGATAGTGGCATGCCGCTCGCCAAAGAAATTGGCCTGCGCACGCTAAAGTCAATCGTTGAAAGCGCACGCGCTATCGACCCTGCTGACATGTCGCCACAGGCACAGCAGAATCGTAATATCTCTGGAATGTTCGACTTGAACGGAATGGAGATTTGCGCTAAGATTGGCGTCAAGAAAGGTACGAACGGATATTCGGATAGCAACCAACTAATGGCTGCGCTGACTCCGAATAGCAGCGAGTATCTTGCTCAAGGCAATGCACCCATGCAGCAAACACCAATTGCTGCGCAGGGAATGCAACAGCCACCACAGGCTCCGCAAAATTCTGGCGCGGTTCCTGCATGGGCAAACAAGTAATCTAGCGGCAGGGCCATTCCGCGCCTGCTAGACCAAGGTTCGGGGGGCCTTGGGCCGCGAACCCCCCACACTATTCTAGCAAATAGGTACAATCATGTTATTAAGACCCTACCAAGAGGTAGCTGTCTCTGACGCGTGTAGCGCGTTGGATAAGCACAAGAACACTCTCGTTGTAGCTCCAACAGGGGCAGGCAAAACAATCATGCTCTCCGCGCTCGTAGGCAAGCGCCACAAGCAGGGCAAAAGAGTTTTGATCGTGCAACACCGCGATGAGCTTGTTGATCAAAACAAGCAGAAGTTTGAAAAGGTAAACCCTTTCCTAACGACAAGCATCGTCAATGGCACAGTAAAGCATTGGGATGGCGAAGCCGTTTTCTCAATGGTGCAAACAATCTCCCGCGAACGCAATCTGCGTGACCGTCCTAAATTCGACATGGTGGTTATTGATGAGGGCCACCATGCAGCGGCTCCCACATATCGAAAGGTGATCGAAGCTGTACTTGAAGACAATGAGCATGCGGAAATCGTAGGCTTTACAGCCACTCCAAACCGCGGTGATGGCAAAGGATTGCGCGGCGTCTTCAATAACTGCTCTCACCAAATTGAAATCTCAAGTCTGATTAACGAAGGCTTCCTCGTTCGCCCCAAAACATTCGTCATTGATCTTGGCGTTAATAGCCAACTGGAGAATGTTACCAAGCGCGGCAAAGAATATGACATGGAAGAAGTCGCGGAAATCATGGATCACCAAATCATTAACGACAGAATTGTTCGGGAATGGAAAGAAAAAGCTGGTGATCGTAAAACTGTCGTATTCTGCTCCACAGTTAAACATGCCGAACATCTTTGTGATGCGTTCGTGGCAGATGGCGTGAAAGCAGATTACGTCACAGGAGAGACTGACAAGGCCGTAAGAGCGCAAATGCTGCACGATCTGGAGTTTGGTGACTTGCAGGTAGTCGTGAACGTAGCGGTGCTCACAGAAGGCTTTGACGCGCCTCCAGTGTCATGCGTGATCCTAACAAGGCCATGCTCGCAGAAAGGCACAATGGTTCAAATGATTGGGCGTGGGCTACGCATCATTGATCCAGAGATTTATCCCGACATCCTAAAGACTGATTGCATCGTCATGGACTTTGGCACCAGCGTCATTACGCACGGTAGCATTGATGACGCGGCTGACTTGGATGGCAGGGAAAAGTCACAAGAGGGCGAAGCACCAACAAAGGTTTGCCCAGACTGCGAAGCCGAAGTGCATGCAAGGGTTAGAGAATGCCCGATCTGTGGTCATGTATTCCAATCGAAGGAAAAAAGCCAATTGGATTCTTTCGTTATGACAGAATACGATTTGCTGCAAATCTCGCCGTTCATGTGGATTGATCCATACGGCAAAGGCAACGTGATTATGGCTACAGGTTTTCAAGGCTCTGTGATTGTAGGAAAAATCCAAGATTATTGGATTGCTATCGTAAAGCCTCAAAAGCCTGCGAAGCCTGCAAAGGTTGTGGCTATCGGTGAAAAGGTCCAAGCAATGGCAGCGGCTGATGACTTCTTGCGTGAAATCGAAAATGGTAGCGCGGCAAACAAAAACAAGCGTTGGCTTAGTGATCTAGCCACAGAGACGCAGAAGCATCATTTGCGCAAGAATGGATATCAATTAAACAACGGTATTGACTTGTCACTTACCAAATACAAAGCCGCATGCATGCTTGGGTATTATTTCCATAGAAGCGAAATTGATGGATTGATCCAAAAACATTGGAAGAAAATTACAGGAAAAGAATATGAAACGCGAAGAAATTCTCAGTAAAGCCGAACAACTTGTGAATGGTCAAAGAGCCAAAGACTACGGTGATGCATACGAAAATCATTGCAGGATTGCAGAAGGCTGGAACATTATTTTGCGCAGCGCAGTAGAAACGCATGGCGAAATCAAAGCGGTACATGTGGCATTAATGATGGACTGGTTAAAAACTTCGCGTATCCTAAACACCGTAAACCACGAAGACTCGTGGATTGATAAAGCCGCGTACTCCAGCTTAGGAGCAGAATTTGCGGGTAAGGAATAATGATGCCTCGTTTTGAAATGTATCTCATGTTTGCGGAAAAGGACGATAACAATGTCGAAACCTCCGAATATGAAATGGTATGCTGGGTAAATGATCCATCAAACATGATTGAGGTACAAACAGCAGCAAACGAAGTGATCAAGGATCACATCGAAGAAGCCGAAAAAGAAGTCTTGTTCGGAACCGCTTCTGTTATAATAGAAGGTCAAGAAGTTTTAAACATTGGCTTCAGAAACAAAGATGCCGACCCGGAGGTAATCAACGAAGTCATAGAATTGTTCGGGATGCAGGGAGATACAATACATTGACATTACCACCACCACCAAAGCCAATCGACGAATTGGCGCATATATTAGGCAAGTTCGGTTGGAACACGCGCTTCTCTGACTTAACAGAGGATCAAGTTCACACACTGATATTTGGAATACAGGAAGCACAACGTCTAGCAGCGGAGATAAACATTGGAAACCTCGAAGAAACCTACTTTAAGTCAACAGGCACTTGGCCCTCTACTTCAATCCCATTCTAGGGTTGATGCCGTAGCAGAGAGCATCAAGGATGCTGTAGACAAAGCTATCGTTGCTAATAATAAAAAGCGCGAGCGCCGCAAATACATTGGCGCATCAAGCATCGGTGATGAATGCAGACGCAAAATTCAGTATCGCTACCTTAATTATGCAACTGATCCCGACAAAGAATTTAGCGCACGCACATTGCGCATCTTTCAGTTTGGTCATGAGATTGAAGACTATGCAGCTAAGTGGCTCAGAGACGCAGGATTTGATTTGCGCACAGAAGACAAAGGCGGTGAACAGTTCGGTTTCTCTATCGCAGATGGCGAAATTCGCGGTCATATAGATGGCGTAGTATGCGATGGCCCAGTGGCTATGGAATATCCCGCTCTATGGGAATGTAAATCAGCAAACGATAAAAAGTTTCAAGGCTTTGTTCGCCACGGGGTTGCAAAGGCAAATCCAACTTACGCCACGCAAATCGCACTCTATCAGACGTATATGGACCTTAACAGACATCCCGCTCTGTTTACGGTTGTAAACAAAAACACCTCTGAAGTGTATTATGAGCTAGTGCCATATGATGCCAAGCTCGCGCAGGAGGCGAGTGATCGTGCTGTGGACATCTTGACGGCTGCAAAAGCGGGTGACATTCTACCTCGTATCTCACAAAGCAAA